ACGACCCACCGCAAGCATTCGACCATATCATTGATGAAATCATCATTGAAAACTGTACGGGCGGTATGCTTCAGTACGCACCGACAACTACAACCTATGTCCTGTCCAACAAAATCAACCGTCTGACGATTCGTAATTGGCACAACTGCAAGGAAGTATATCATACTGCTTCTGGTGCAATTGATGAAATGCTCGTTGAAAACAGCCAGTTCAATCACAAAATATGGATGAATGACCACGAAAATCACCTTGCGACAGATGGGATTAAGTGTCTGCGTCTGAAAAGTGATTGCTCACAGATTGACAAGATGTATGTTCACATCACGCAAAACGGCGGTATGTTCTATCTCCCGGCTAACGCTACTGTAAATTGCAGTTCAAGCACACAAACTGACATCTATCAAGTGTGCGGAAAAAATATGGCATCCAACTCAACGGGAGATTGGGAGATGGGTACAGTTGGCGGTTGGGAAGATGATCCGCTGACCAGAACAAAAGATAACCGCTATTCAAGCGCATTGTCCGTAGTGAGTAATGAACTCGTCTGGACTCAACCGAACAATTCCGACAAAACGTCTTTGTATCAGAAGTGCCTTGTATATGTCCCGGCAGGGAAACGCATCAAAATGTCATGCAAGCTGAAAAACACGGGAGAAACTACGGGTGCAACGTTTAGACCGTATTTGGCGGTTGTGGATTGTGCAACCGGGTTGATTTCATACCGGAATAACCACGGAACAGTAACCGCATCCTCAACCGGAGAACTTGCAACGCATGAGCGGTTTATTGAAAATGATTCGCTTGTCCTGTGTTTCCTTCACAACAGTACGGTGGTGCAAGGTTCTGAAACAACAATATCCGAGTTTGTAATCGAGGTTGTCAGCGATGACTTCCCGGATGTGACATTTGAGCAATACACCGGATCGTCACGGACGGGTGACGGAACACTTCAAAGCGTTGAGGGGATGAACAACATTCTAATCAATGCGGCTGGTGCGTTTAATGTCAAGTTCAAGGCTGATCTGATGGAACGGCAGTAATACGCAAAAGAAACCGATTGTTCCCTACCAATGACGGTAGTGGCAATACTTTTCGACAACAGAAAGGAGAATTACAATGATCGATTGGAAGCGGAAACTCACAAGCAGGAAGTTCTGGGCGGCTCTGGCGCAGTTCGTCACGGGTCTGATCATCGCATTCGGCGGCACAAATGAAACCGCTGTGCAGGTCACGGCTCTGATCATGTCCGGTGCGGCGGTGGTGGCGTACATCATCGGCGAAGGTCTGATCGATGCGGCGAATGTCGGCGTGTATGAGGAAATCGATGAACCGATGATCGAACCGCCCACAGAGGGTGAGTGAGAGGGGGGATAGGATGGCTGATTGCAGTAATTGCAAGGGTGACACCACCGCCTGTGTACCGTTTTTTGCCCATGAAAATGTTCTAATGCACTATAATTGGGTGAACCGGAGAATGTTGATTGCATTGATTTCTGTGTGTGTTACCATGATTATTGTGGTGTTCATCTTTGCCACTAATCAGACGAAGCGTGAACAGATGTGGCAAGACACAATCAAAAGCATGTATAGCACCACCGTAACGGGGGTGGATTATGGAGAGCAAGACTCAAATCATTGATGTACTCAATGAATATGTCCACCGCCGGAAAGACCGTGAAGTAATGCAGATTTACCTTACTGATCATCCTGGATCGCTTGAAAGAATCGCAGAGGAATGTGAGATTGATGTTTCCACGGTGAAGAGGATCATCAATCGAAACTCATTCGTTTACAGATACCTTCCGGAAAGTGATCCGAAAAAAAACCACAAGTGAACTGAAAATTCATAAAAGATAAGCCGTTTGCGAACTCGCAGATGGCTTTCTTTTTTTATACCATTTAATCAGCGAAGGGAGATGGCTGCTTGTGAAAGATTGGGTCAACCGGTTGGAAATGTGTGGCATCCCAAGGAAAACTGCACAGAAGATCGTTGACTATTTCTGCAAGCACCGGCAGTACATCGAACTGATTGCTTATATTCGCATGACGGAGGATTCGACACGATGAACAACTACAATCCGTTCTTCAATCCGTTTGGTTATCAGCAGCAGTATCAGCCACCCGTTCCGCAGCAACAGCAGCCACAGAGCCAGGTTGTCCGTGTGAACGGAGAAAATGGTGCAAGGAGTCTTCAGATCGGGGCAAATAGTTCTGCGCTGCTCCTGGACGAATCCGGCCTTATGGTGTGGCTTGTCACGACAGATGGAGCAGGATACAAAACCGTTACACCTTATGACATTGTTCCGCATCAGACAGCACCACAGCCCGACTTTAGTTCCCTTGAAAGCAGAATTCAGAAATTGGAGGAGATTGTAAATGGCAATTCAAAACCCGTTGCTTCTACTCGCAAGGTCAAATCCGATGATGGGGCAGATTAAACAGATGATGGGAATGGTCAATTCTGCCGGCAATCCACAGGCGATGATGAACCAAATGCTGACGAGCAATCCTCAGTTCAAGCAAGTGATGGATCTGATCAATCAATCCGGTGGAGATCCAAAGAGAGCTTTTTATTCCCTTGCGGAACAGAAAGGCATAAACCCTAACGATATTCTTGACATGATGAAGTAAAACATACTGCCGATGGCGCATAAGGCAGTTTGTTAATAAATGTTTAGCAAAGGAGATTAACACAATGGATAGCAATGGTATTACTCCGGTCATGCCCGTTGGTGATGGTGTTGGCGGTGGAAGTTCCTTCATGTGGATCTTCGGACTTCTGATCCTCCTGGGGCTGTTCAATGGCGGTGGTTTCGGTTTCGGTGGAAACGGAAACACGAATGCCCTGTCCGCAGACATGCAGCGTGGTTTTGACAATCAGAACACGATGGCTCAGACCCGTGATATCCTGTCTGCCGTGACCAATGGTACTGCTCAGACGATTGCGGCTTCTACTCAGAACGCTTCCAATGCCATTACTGCGATCAAAGATGGCAACGCTTCGATCATCCGTGAATTCGGCAATGTTGAGAATGCCCTGGGTGCGCTGAGTGGCGAGATGCAGAACTGCTGCTGCAATACCCTCCGTGCGATTGATGGCGTGAACTACAACACGACAGTTCAGATTCAGAAAGTCCTGGATGCTATCGCCGGAAACCGTATGGCTGACATGCAGAATCAGATCAATCAGCTTCAGCTTCAGGCTGCGACTGCGAACGTTCTGCGCTTCCCGACTGCGTGGACTTACGCCGGTGGCGTATTTCCTCCGGTAACCACAACTCCGGCGGCTTGATGATTGACAGGAGGTATCCTGTATGAAAATTATCAAGTGCTTGAGCGAACTGATAGACGAGGAACTTGACGATGCGATGAAGTACGCCGATCTCGCCTTGAAGTGGAAGGACGATGATCCTGACGCTGCCGACTTGTTCCATGAACTGTCTAAAGAAGAGATGGGGCATATGGAGAAGCTTCACAATGAAGTGACCGAGCAGATCCAGGATTACCGGAACGAGCATGGTGAGCCACCGAAAGAGATGATGACACTGTATGAGTATCTCCATGAGATGCACACAGCCAAGGCCATGCAGATTCGTGTGAAACAGGGCATGTATAAGGCTTGACACAGCCCAAAAACAGCCCATTCAAAACAGCCCGAACCTTGAAAGTGAGATATTTCAACGGCTTCAGCGATTTTGAATGTTGACTACGAATCAAAAGGTCGTGGGTTCGAATCCCGCCGGGCTCACTTCCCTCAAACCCAATGAAATCAAAGGGTTTGGGGGATTTTCTTTTTGTCTTCATAGTGCATTTTAGTGCAGTTTAAGGCAGTATAACGCATTACAAAACAGCCCAAAAACAGCCCATGAACAGCACAAAAAAATAAGTCATGCTTCCATCAAGGAAATTGCCGCCTTTTCACGGTCATCTGATACATGGTCGTATATTTCCAGGATCATCCGTTCTGATGCGTGACCGCACCATCCCATGACCGTGTGGATGTCGATGCCTTTGTCACGACAGACGGTAACAAAGGTGTGCCGCAAATCATGCGGACGGAAATTTACATCAATCCATCCTGTCAATCTGTACTCTTCTGCTTCTTTTTCCTTTCCGGACTCTTTCAGTGAAAGATATTTTTCATATTCTGCCTTGTGTTTCTGCTTCCATTCTCTTGTCAGATGATACCAACGCTTTTGTTCACCGTTCAGATGGGCAGACAGATCGGACAAATATCCATCCCATGCCCTCTGAAATGCCGTTTCTGAGCATATGTTACCTTTGGCATCCGGAAGGACATAATCATCAACACTATTTAAATAAGGCAAAATGGGGGCAAATAACGGCACGGTGCGTTTGGATGATTCATTCTTCGTTCTGCCGATTACAGGCCGGTTATTGACGAATTTAGCCGCATTAGAAACGTATATGCGATTATCGTGAATATCTTTCTTTCGCAAGGCAAGCACTTCACCTCGTCTGAGTCCGGCTTTCAGCATGATTATTGCCGCTGTCTGCACCCTGTGCGGAACGGTTTCGATCAGATTGATCTCTGTTTTTGTTAGACAACGGTGAGATCCTTTTGTGCCTTTGTGCGGCTTTGCTGACTCAGCCATGATCGGATTGGTTGTGCAATACCGGTTATCAATAGCGTATTGGAAAAACGACTTGTAGAGGAATTTCGCCTTGTTGATATAGGATTGTGACAGGCCGCTGAATGATGCCCATACTTTCTTGATGTCAGCCGGTGTCACCGCAGCAACCAACTTGTTCCCAATGAGGTTGGTCATCTTCTCCATGACAGTGGCGTATTGATTGTATGTCCTGCGATCAACGCCGACTTTGGCAACCGGAAGCCATTGTTCAGCCAGGTCAATGACCGTGATCATTTCCGGCCTTTCAATACCATGTTCGCATTCATACTTATACGCATCACGCTTTGCTTTGGCTTCTTCCGGTGTTTTGCCGTCAAATCGTTTTCCTTTATACCAGGCACGGCATCTGCCGTCCGGCTGCTTAGATAGTTTCGCCATTCTTCCTTCTCCGTTTCGGGGTAAGCATCGTGAGTTCTTCTGCACGTTCAAGTAGCTTTTGTTTTCCTTCATCAGTAAGTGACCGGTACATTGAGAGCAGCTTGTCCTCATCTGTCGGTTCATCCGACTGATTCTCTGTCAGCACGGATTTCCGCACATTCAGAAATTTGCAAAGTTCTTCCAAAGCATCAGCCCGTGGATATGCCCGTCCGGTTGACCAGGCAGATATGGTCTTTTCGCTGATGTCGATTCCCCGTGCTATGTCGATCTGCTTCAGTTTTTGAAGCCGCATGATTTCATTGAAGTTATTGCGGAATATCTCTCTGTCCGTCATTCTTCGTATCCCTCCATAAAGCTGCCAAAGTCAGCAGTAGCACTTCCATCCTTTGGCAGAACGGTTTGGTAGAATTCAAAAAAGTTGATAATGAACGGGGTAAATTGATTGCGAACAAACCGGTTAAGTGCTGCCGGAACATCTGTTCTTGGTATCCTTCTCATTGAAGTAAGCGTCTGATCAAATACTCCTGTAATATTGGCAAGCAAATCCTTTGTGATTCGCAGACATGATGACTCTAATGAGTGAATCAAAGGCCGAGGGCATAGCAAATGATAAGCAAAGCATAAAGCTTCTGAGTTGTTTTCTTCCGAATATCCTTCATGCCCAAGCACAATATGCCCCATCTCCCTCGCAAGCGCACGTTGGATCATGTTGACCGGAAGGAAACTGTTGTACGCTACAATATATCTTGTGACTCCACCTTCAGTGCTGATGGAAGAAACGGCGTCCAGGTTTTTCCCGAAAATCGGGATCATTTCACGATATTTTATTCCGGACGATTCACTTATATCCGCAAAGGAAACCACAACAACGTTGTCCATCTTTTCCAAAATTGGAAGTGGCGAGATCGGAGCAGTTGTTACGGCATATTTAATCAGCGTTTCCGTTGCTAATGTCGCAGCTCTTGTATAGTCTATCATCCTATTTTATCCTCAGTTTCCGCAAAGTATTCTCCGTACATTGCTTTCAGAACATTAACTGCTTTCTCTCGGTATTCCGGTGGCATCTTATCCATTGCCATTGAAACAAATCGTGCTTCTTCTGTCTTCACTTCAATCGGGATTACTGTTGTTTCTTTTTCCTTCGGCACATCAAAACCCATCAACCAATCAATTCCAACATGATACATGTCTGCTATTGCAATTAGAATAGATTTCTTCGGAGATCTTATTCCCTTCCTCCATGAACTTAGTGCTTGTTTTGATACCCCAAGTTCAGTTGCAATAGCGGAATCACTTCTAAGATCTGAACTAAATAGTTCATTTAGCCGTTCCTGGCTCGTTGCGACCTTCATAATATGGCCTCCTTTCCGATTGTATTATATCCGATATTCGGACAGTACGCAACCATAATGTGGACATAACAGAATAAAATTTAAAAAAAGTGTCCACAAAGTGTTGACAAATGTGATTTATGGGAGTATTATGCCCATGTACACAAAATGTTGACTAAATCGAATACCACTGAAGCCACTATTTCTTGCGAAAGGAGGATTCAAATGTCGGAGAATAACCTTCGTGGAAGGATTATTTCCATGTATCGTTCCGTTCAGAACTTTGCGCATGTTGTCAATTGGAGCAATCGCAAGGCTTACGACATCGTGAACGGCAGACAGGAAATGACCGGAAAGGATATTGATGTAATGTGCGATGCCCTCAATGTCCAAATCCCTGATGAAATGCGGAATCTTTTTTTTAAGTGACGGTCCACATTTTGTAGACTTTTCAACCTGGAGGTAATGAAGGATGCCTGATAAATGGGTTTTGAAGCAGTACCAATCTCTTCCGCTTCATGCAAAAGCAAGCATGAGCCAAGCAAGGATTCGTGAGTGGTATGACCATTGGAACGGAGATGTATGTGTGTCATTCTCCGGCGGCAAAGACAGCACCGTGTTGGCACACCTTGTCCATCAGCTTTATCCGCATGTTCCGCTTGTGTTCAGCAATACCGGCCTGGAATATCCGGAGATTCAGTCTTTCGCAAGGAAGATGGGGGCTGAGTTCGTTCGCCCGAAGATGTCTTTCAGCGAAGTCATCAGCACCTACGGTTATCCGATCATCAGCAAGGAAACAGCCGAAACCATTCAGTATGCCCGACACATAAAAAAAAACTTGAGCCGGAAGGACTTCAAGGGAACGTACATTCCGAAGAAACGCAGCGAACTTCTCGGCACTCGTCCAAAGGAGGAGAGTGGTTCAATTGGCGAAGACAAGCCCTCCTCGGGGTAGGTAAGTTCAGCAAGGCTGAGAGATCGATTTACAACAAAGAGAAGTGGCTTCCTCTTTGTAAGGAAACACATTTCTACATCTCCAACCTTTGCTGCCACGTTATGAAGAAAAACCCCCTTGCGAAGTATCAGAAGAAGTCTGGCCTTTACCCGTACATCGGAACACTTGCTGTTGAAAGCCGGTTGAGGGAACAGAAATGGA